CATAATTATAGGCACTTCTAAAGGTTCCTGTGATATTATTTAAAACAGCATAAGACATTTGTAATTTTGCAGTTTTTGCTAATTGTTCAGCAAAACCGCTAACTGTTTTAGACAATTGAATAAAACCAGTTTGGCCTTGTGCAATTTGAGCATTTAATTGATTTAAGGCATCTGTTTGCCCCAAAGAATCAAGATGTTTTTTTACTTCTTGAATACTAATTCCATATTGTTTTGATTGTACAAGTAACTTGTTTAAATCTAGTTTTCCAGTTTTTTGGTTAAATGAATTTTCTAATACTGAAGAGAATTTTGTTAATTCATTTCCAATACTAGTTAACTCTTGCTTAGTTTTATCCGCACTTCCTTCTCCCAATAAGCTCTTTTTACCTAAAGCTTGAATAGAAGATTGTAATTGTTGCATTTGGGTTCTAGCCTGTTGCGTATCGGCGGTAAACCCTAACACTATTTCAATTCTTTCTTGCTTTGCCATAAAAACTCCTTTCTCTCCAACAGTTATATAAAAAGCGACTTTTTAGTCGCTTTAATTATCTAAATATATTTAAAACTTTATTGCTTCAATTACCCTAATTTGGTTAATACATCACGTAGTAAGGCTAGGTTTTCTTGATTTCCTAGTTTTTCATACAAATCATTAACATCCATTCCAAGCGCTGAATAATCGGTTTGTAAAGCATCTAAAATTCCCAAAACAGAATTTTGATATTTATAAATAGATTTTACTGTTTTATCTACAGTATAGTATAACCAAGTATATTCACCATTTTCATTTAAAATATCTACAACTTTTTTATAAATACCCGAACTAATAAGCTCATCATATAATTCAACAAACTTTTCTTTTTTGGCATCAGTAAAACTTAAATTAGTATAGAAATCAATAATTTCTAAGGTTAAGAAAATATCAAGTTTTCCAACATTATAAAATTTATTATTATCCATAGAATTATTAATTACATTAGAAACAAGTTGTAATTTGTCTTCTACTGGTAAATATTTTTTTACCTCGATATCTAAAGTAGTCTCATTGTCCACTTTATATTGAATTATAGATACAGAAGTATCTTTTTTAATTTTTAATTTTGAATAAGCTAATTTTGCCATATTATAAAATCTCCTTTTTCTCTTAAATATATTATAGGAAAATTATTGTTCTTTTGTCAACTCAATAAGTTGCTTTGGAGTAATTGCAATGGCTTTATACGGCTCAACCCTATCTCATGTACTATTTTTTAAAAGAAATAATTTATTAATAATATATTCTGTACTTTCTACATAAATTTCTCCACTTGGATTATTATAAATTATATAATCAGCCCCAGATAATTTTTTAAAATCATTATTAGATGAATATAAACCATCTCCACGTAATTCATAACTTGCTCTAAGATGATTTATATGCCTACTAACATTTTGGGCATATTCTAAATTATTTTTTTTAGAATGATATGAATAAGAGTTATAACCATGATAAAATATATCTAATGAATCTTCAAAACTATAGCCCAAATTTCCTAATGTAGCAATTATAGCGCGATAAGGATTGGTTTTTCCAAGATGGATACTGTTGCTACTATAATTCTTTACAGTAAAGGTTGCTCCTTTTAATATTTTTGTAAAATTTTCAATATCATCATCAATTCCTTTGTTATTTGCTTTAAAAGATAAAGTAATATTACTATCTAACCCCATAACGTCTATTTTACCACTAACAGAATTTAATTTACCTAACGTTATTTTATCGTCTGAAAATATCTTATTTAATTTATCAAAAATTTTTTGTTGATTTTCAGTAAATTTTTCTGGCGTTTTAATATTTGTAGATTCTCCTCCAACTACATATTCATCAACTACTCATTCTGTAGTTTTATTTTGTATTAAATCAGAAAAACTTGATAAAATTGCACTTATTTCACGTTCAGATAACTCATCTACTCCCTGTCCATAAATATCAGATTTATTGTGTTGAGTTGTTAATAAAGATTGTAATCCAGGCGAATTATTATCTATTGTTTTAAAATACTGATTTAAATTATTAAGTGCAGGTTCATATACTTTATCATATAATATTTTATCTACTCCAGTTAAATTTTGTGCTCCAGTTTTAAAACTTTTTATTTTCATAAAAAAATTTTGTATATCTTTTGCTTTTTTGTGTTTATTTATATCTATACTATATGTCATTAACATTTTTTCATGTATTTCTTTATAAATAGTTAAAGCTCGTTTTTTAGTTGCCATATTTTCTCTCCTTTTCGTCTAATCAAAAAGGCCCCTTTTGGGGCCCTCTTTAAATTCTAGTATAATTTAAAGTTTCTATCGTGTTCTGCTGAGTGCATAGTTCTATCACGATATAAGTCAGCAGCTGAATCAACTTTAATTTTTTGGATGGCACATAATACTTTATGAGTTTTATCAAATCTTGTATAATCTGGGAAAGCATCTAAAGTGAATGTGAATGTAGATGGGTCACCAGAGTTAGCCATTGTAAAGTTGAAGTTTGATTGAACTTTACAGTTAGGGATAATGAATTCTGCTGGTTCATCTAAACCTTGTTCATTTCTGAATAAAGTTGAAGCTTCTAAATAGTAGTTTCCACCAAATTTATTAGCTAAGATTTCAATTTGTTGAGCTCCAGAAATACGAGTTGTATAGTAATCAACAATTACGTGGTCAATTAATTGATGAGATGAAGCTGAACCCTCTGCGAAGAAATAATTATCTTCTTCTGACATATAAAGCTCATTTTGAACATCTTCAGTTAAAGTGTAATTTAATCCTTCTTCATAATAAGCTGCTCCAGAAGCTTTACCTAAAGCATCAATTAAAGCATCTTGGCTAGGAATATGATAATCATCTGTTTTAATAACGATTTCAAATTTTCCAATTTTTTCATCGTAATCTACTACAGTTGATTCTGCATTATAAGCATTTTCTTCTAAAGTCCAATCCATACCATATTTTGTAGTATATAAAGTATGTAATTTTTCTAAGAAAGTTTCATCTTCTTGGTCTTCTGGTTTGTGCCAGTAAATAACTTTTCCATGTTCTGGAATCATTGGTTCACTTAATTCTCCATCTAATCCTTCAAACATTACATAAGCAAAATTATCTTTATGATTAGTTGGTAAATAAGGAATATTTTCTAACCAAACGTGAACTTCTCCACCGTTTTCTGATACTTCTACTAAATCAGTATTTTCAACAATATGTTGTTGAATTGGTTTAGAATCAGTAGCGTCAATTAATCCTGCACCAGTTAAAATAGCTAAACCTCTTGGAGAGATTAAAGCATCTTCCATTGTGAAAGTAACAGTTCTTTCACCTTCCCAAGCGATTAAACGAGGATTTCCACGTCCACCTTGAGCATATACAGCAGTAGCTTGACCTTCTAAACTTGAACTTTTTAAAGTATCGAAATAAAGAACTGGTTCGTTTTTATAAAAAATTTTATTACCGATTTTTTGTGCAGTTTTAGCTTTTAATACAACTTCACAAATCTCGCGTACACCATATTTTTGCATTAAAGTTTCCTCCTTGTATATTTATAGAGTTAATGAATAACTTTCATCCAATTATCAGGTTGTCCATCTGGGCTTCCACCCGCTAAGCGAGAGCGAATATCTAAATCCCAATTAATCCATAGTGTATATCTTTCTACTAAATCATATAATTGAAAAATTGTTAAATTAATTAATTCCGTTAATGGAATATGTAATCCAACGCATAAAATAGAAAGGTATTGACTGAGTACACTACCATTATTATCACCCTTTAACGCTGCAACCTTGCGGCGACCGCGCTCTAGTTTTCGCGCAATCTCGGCAGCGGCTTCGTTTGCAGGGTTAAATGAATTATCATTTTTCCCATTCAGGCAACCTACTTGGCGTAAAACTTCTTGTAAAGAGAGAAAATTATTCTCATCTATAATGATATTTTCCTTTTCTAAATTAAACAATAACGCCCGAGGCGTAACGGAAATCTTATACTTTGGAAATAATAAAAAGAGTGTATTCATTACTTCTTTTCTTTTATCTCTTGCCTCTTTGTCATTCATTATTGTCATAAATATTTGAAATTCTGAATAATCTTTTAAGTCGGGTCTGTCCATAGGTTTTCTAATGCACAAACATTGTATTCCAGAAAAAAATTCTAATTCTCCTTGATGACTAATTTCTTTAATTTTTGGTTGGTGAAGAACCAAACGACATTCTGGGATAGGAATATCTACCCCAGTAGTCAAAGGTAATGTTAAATCTATCATTATTTTTTCTTAATTAATTTTTCTAACTCTTTGAAATCACTAATAAATTGTTGCTCATTCTCAGGGTTAGGCATAAATACTTTATCGTCTCCACCATGAATTGCCTCATACATTAAGCAAAGTCCCGCAAACTCATCATTTAAAATAATTTGATTTGCACCCAAAAATTGTAAAGTCCCAATGCCAGTAAAATGTTTTCTGTCAAACATACTATCTAATTCTGCCGCAATACGGTAAGGTCTTAATTGAAAGTCTTCTAATTGCCATTGGTCAAAATGACAAATAATATCAAAAGAAACAATATTATCTCTAAATTCTGGATTTGTAGCATTGGTTGTAAAATTATCAAAACCAATGATAATATAATTTAAAACTGAACCATCCACATAAAGTTTAGGAACAATTTTAATATTTTTCTTAAACAGCTGAACGCTTTCTTCTTGCGTTAAAGCGGGTCTATGCATAGCATCTCTGGTTGTATAATGTAGTAATTTTTTTAGGTTTTTGTTTTTTAACATTAAGTCTGTAAACAGCCCCAAATCTTTTTCCATAGAAAGAAAACTAGACTTAGGTACATGATAGTTTTCAATCTTCATAATAATCTCCTTTATCTCTTAAAATAACGAATCAACAGTTATTTCTTTTTCATGGTCTCCACATTTAATTGTGAATTTCCCACCATAGGTCTTAAGCCATCTAATTTGTAGCTTACGGCCATCAGCTTTAACCTCAATAGGTTTTTCTCTATCCCAAGACCATTCTTCAACAGTTCTACCACGATAAGTGTATTCTACAATAGTTTTTGGACTAATTAATCCAGGACCTGTAATAAATTCTCCAACTTCTTGTTCTGGTTTTAATGGTCTCATAATTAATCCACCGGCAACACCATTTTCTTCGTCATCTTCAAAATCGTTAGCATAATATTCACCAGCGATAACTTGAAGAACTCCCGGCATACTAATTGAATCTACTGCTTCAACCCGCCAACAAATATTTTCATCGCCTTCTTCAAGCCCTTGCAGGTAGAATTTTGAATAACGTCTAAAATATTCTAAGGTTTCTTTTGTTTTTGGCATTAATATATCCAAAGAATAATTAGGATTATCAACACTAATTTTATGCTTCTGAATAAAATTGATTGCGGTTTCTACTGGCCCGCGCACAGCGGCATGAATCATATGAATTTCACCAGTTTCTTTATCTTGCCAATTAATTGTATAATTACATCTACGAATTTCAGAACGGAAATAAGCCAACTCTGTTAGTTCTTGTAATGTTACTAGCCACATAGTGCCAGTATTAAGTCATTCAAAAACATCTCCCGGATGAAATCCATATTCTCATCCAATAGATAAAATCTTATCGTCATAATTTTGTTTTACTTTATCTGGGTTAATTAAAGCTGGGCAAACAGCTTCGTGGGCCCATTTTTTAATTTTTGCGCCTTGATAAGAATAGACCAATGCATGTTGCATTGACCAATATTTGTCATGAATCATACGGTTTTGTTGAACGTCTCCACCTTGTACGCCTAGGCGCATATGCATACTATAAAGAGAGTCTAAATTGTTATGATTAAACTTATTACAATCGTCTAGATGCATCTTTAACACACTCCCTTAATAAAGTGATTGATTCAAACACTTTGCTTCTATAAATTTCGAACTCTACTTCGCTTGATTTTAATCCCTCTAAATTGGTTACTATCGCCAAAAAAGTGGCGTCAAAATCAAAAATTTCATACATTCCTAAAAGTTCAATAATATCTCGGTCAATTTGGCTGCGCCAATCCTCATTATTTTCTCTCATAGGAATTAATTTCCATATTTGATTTGTAAGACGACCAACATTTTGTTCAACTACAGAATTAGAAAAATTAATTCCGTACTTGGTTTCCATTTTTCTTTTGCTCCAATTCGTGCCAGATAGGATTAGCATTAGTAGAGTTAGGGTTATTTGATGGATTATTAAATTCTGGCCATTCGTCGCCATCTTCAAAACTGAAGCCATCTTTAAACCCATCTAAAATATCAGGTGTATAAACGCCAAAGCGCAATACATCCCAATTAGAACGAATGTGGCCATTAACTGTTGTGCGTCTACGCTTATACAATCTTTGCATGTGCATAGATTCTCTTCTTACTTCTGTTTGTAAACTTAATAGCTTAGCTAAATGGTTTGCTTGAGAAGTAAATTTAAAATCTGAACCACTGTATTTCATTCTAGTGTTTTCAATGGAAGTTACTTGGCGTTGAAGCCATTCTCTTACCATGATAATTGCTAAAATATTAATTTCTTCATGAGATAAATTACATTTAAAATAAGAATTTTCAACGACCACTGTTTGACTTGATAAATCATCAGGGAATTCATCGGTTTCGATTTCATTCCAAATATATCCAATAACAAAATCGTCATCTGCAACCTCTTCTTCAAGTTTTTGAGAAGTTTGAACTATATAATTTCCTTGTAATACAGTTCGTGGAAATTCAAATTCAGGAATTGCGCACAATAGTAATCGTTGTAAATCTTTAATTGTATCTGCTGGAGTTAACTCCATGTACATATCATCTGTAATTTTATTCAAGAAGCAATTATAGATTTCTGTAAATTTAGTGCCCATAAACGCACTCCTTTCGAAATTATTCTTCTAAGGTTTCAGCAGGAATTACAGCTTCTTTTGCTTTTCTACGAGATTTCTTAGCAGGTTTTTCTTCTGCAACCTCTACTTCAACCTCTCTCTTAACTCTACGAGTTTTGCCTCTAGCAGGTAATTCAATTTCGCCCTCATCATTCTTTAAATTTTCAATGGCTGCAGTAACATTAAAACCTGTTTTTTCTTGTAATGCTTGACGTTTTGCCACATCATTTAAAGGTAATGAAACACTTAAATCTTTTACCATATCCATTACGCCCATAGGCGCAAAATCTAATAAATCTAAGAATTCATCTTGTGACCCGTATAATAAAATTTTCTTAACATCTGCTTCTGAATAATAATATTCAGGGTCTACATTTGGGTTTACTAATTGTGGAGAATCTAAATTAACAATTTCTAAGAAATTATACATTAATTTAGTGCCCCCTGGGATAAATGATAAAGCTTGTAATTCTTTATAAGTAATCATCATTTTTTGCCCCGGATTGAATTCACGTCTTAGATTACCTAGACTAGGAATTTTATAAACAACTTTACTACCACTACGGTTAATAACTAAATATTCCTTGTCTAAATCAATTCTTTTAATGTCTTTAATGTTCATAGTTTAATCTCCTTTTACTCTTATAATAAAACGAGGGTGTCTTACCCTCGTTTATATTATAGTTATTTTATTCACTTACTTTCAACTAAGGTTGTACTTCTTCATCAGTAGTAGCTGTATCTTTATCTTTGATAACTACAACGTTTTCTACTGTATCTTCTAAGTTCCAAGTAGTCATTTGGTTAACTAAGTTAGTGTCTACATAAATGAATGTGTTAGTTGACATAATGCAAGAAACACCAACTTTTTTGTAAACTTGCATATCTCTTGACCAGTCATGGTTTTCAACTTCACGCATTAATGTGTTACCTTCTAAAGCAACTTTAACAGGTTTAGTTTCAACACCTGATGGGATTAACCAACAGAATCCTGGGTCGATAACTTTAGTAGTTAATGTTTCATCTTTGAATCCTTGAGGGATGATTACGATGTTACGTCCTTTGTATAAAGCTAAACGTCCAGTACGATTTAATTCGTCTTTCATTGCTTCAGTGTAGCGCCATGCTTCTTGAGGAATCATATTTACTGCGAATTCATAAGTACAGTAGATAGTTGGTTCACCGAAAGCAGCAGCTTTGATTAATAATTCATCAAATGCTTGTTCATCGAATCCTGCAACTGCAACACGATTCATTGGAGGTAATTGAGCAATACCTTCAGATAATGCTTTACCGATTTCTTCATAGATTAATTCATTTAAACCGTCCATTACGATTTTTGTTAATTCAGCAAAATCTACACGTCCGTCTAAGAATTCTTCCATTCCGATTTGTGCTGCTCCACCAATAGCTGATGTACGGATTTCGAAAGCCTCTTCAGCATTAGCAGGTAATTTGAACACTTCATAGCGTCCTGCTAAACCAGCACGAGTAATAAATTGTTTAGCACGTAATTTTGAAGTAGTTAATTTACGACGGAAGATTGGTTTATCTCCTTGAGCAAATTGTTTAACTTCTGCAAATTGGTCATAAGTAACTTGCATTAATTCTGGTAACACTTCGTCAATAGTTTGTTCAACTAAAGAGAAGATGAAGTTTTTATTTTCACGATATAAACGATAGTCACCAGCATATTCGTTTAATTCTCTACGTAAAGTTTCATTAAGTTGTGCGTAAGTGAAGTTTTGCCCATTGAATGAATAAGCATTTGGATTAGAACGTTCAGCTCTAGCAACAACTTTAGCTAATTGAATTAATTGATTCTTTTCTAACATTGTCTAGTCCTCCTTCTTACGCAATACGCATTAATTTTACACCTGGTTGCATATCTGGTGTAGTATATACTTTAACAACTTCCCATTGAATGCTTCCATCTCCATCTTTACATAAGATACCATCAGCTGCACGAGGTGATACGACATCTCCTAATTCAAGAGTTTCTTCATCAATCATGTTAGTTGTATAAATGTCTCCAATATTTGTTTTGAAAACGCGTGGAACCATTACTGTTCCTTCTGGCATTAATTCTGGTTCACGAGTATATGTTTCTTTGTGGAATGGGTCTTCATTGTACCAGAATTCATATGGGTCTTCAGCTTTAGTTAATTTTTTAACTTTAGCTACGTCAGATGCTTTAACACCTTCTGGTAATTCAGCATCTTTTTCATATAATTCACCAGTTTTTGTATTGTATCTATCATATTCTTTGTCAACTACGATTTGTCCTGTTTCTTCGTCTTTTTTGAAGCTACGAACTAATCCACCAAAGAAACGAGTTTGATAACTTGTTTGTGGATTTGGATTTCCATCTTCATCTGTGAAGAATCTATCTAAAATATATTGTGGGTTTAAAGATTTGTAATCTACTGGTGAGTAAACACGAGCATCATAGTCATCTTTAATCATAGCAAAATCTGCATCAGTGAAAGGTAAATCATCACGGTAGATTTTAACTTCGTTGAATACTAACATCCATTCTCCAACACCTTCGAAGTTACAAGTTCTTGTTTTATAGTCATATTTTACGAATTGACCATTTTCTAACATTTCAATGTCAGCAGCAGCTGGTAATTGAGCGTAGATTTGACCTGTATGTTGTGCTGATAAATGGTTAGGTTCAACTTGTCCATAGCCGCGTTTTACATATTTAGCTTGGCTATGTGAGCTGAAAAAGAAATTTTTTCCATTCATTGCCATTGTATTTTCCTCCTTGAATTAATTCATTTCTTTAGCAACACTTTGAACTGCTTTAACCCAAGCAGGTACGCATTCATCTTCTAACTCTTCTACGTCTAAGTTAAAAGTTGTGTTGTTTTTATCTTCTTCGTCAAGGCTAAAGTTTACCTTGTTACGAACACAAATAATTGATAATTTTGCTTCAATTTCATCTAAAGAATAGTTATCAATGTTAGCAGTTACATCTGCTTTATCTTCTTCAGATAGCATATAGAAGCTAGCAATCATTGCTTCTTTATTTTTTCTTTCTACTTGAAGTTTAAATGCTCTTAATCCATCAGCTTCTTCAGTAAGAGTTGCCAATTGAGCTTTAAGAGAAGTGTTTTCTTCTTGTAGACCATTTCTTTCAGTTTCTAAAACTGAATATTTTTGATTTAATTCAACATATTCTTGAATTTCTTCAAGATTGTATTGAACTGGTTCTTCAGTAATCACTGGTTCTTCTTCTACTTCTGGTGATTGTTCTTCAAATTCAGTAGCAGGAGCTTCTTCCTCAACAACTGTTTCTTCAACTACAACTTCTTCTTCTAACTCGAAGTTTTCAGCAGGAGTTTCTTCAACAACTGTTTCTTCTGTGATTTCTAAAGTTTCATCTTTAATGTTTTCCACAGGCGTTCCTCCTTCTTCTTTCAATAAATTCTTAATGTTTTCCATAAATTCAAATAATTGAGTTTTGAATCCTTCGTCAAATGAGAATTGCATTTTAGTAATTGAAGAACCCTCAAAACAAGGTTCAACGTCATCTCCCAAAATACATAATGCGGAGATAACTGCCTCATTGATAATAAAGAATTCTTTTGAACCTTTATCATTAATTGCCCAATTGCCAGTAGTTAAGTCATTGTCTAATTCCATAGATTGCCCTTTACCTTGGTTCATAATTCCTTGAGTTTCTTTTGGATAACGGCCTGTCCACAAATATCCCTCAGTCATAAGATATTCATGTTCAATGCCATCGTCACTAAATTTTTGAAACCATACTTTGGCACCCAAATCTATAAAACCATAAGGCTGAGTAATACTTTTGAAATAAACAGAATCCTCGTCTATTACTAGCTCTTGGTTATGACCTTCAAAATCTTCGGCTTCATTACTGAAGAACCCCACAATAGGGCTCCCCGGTAAACTATTTGCCATTTTTAATGCAACGTCTTTTGTTATGATGCTGCCATTGCGATTTGCATCTTGACCCACATAACAAACCTTTACTTGACATTTACTTATTAGTGGATTTAAAGGAGTTACTTCTACAAACTCAACTGGCGAGTTAAGTTTAATACTCGTATGTCTCATATTAACCTCCTCTAACTTTTAGATTCTAAATTTTGGATAGTTTTTTCTGATTTTTCACTATCTGCCTTTTCAGGACGCCCGCCTTTAGAATCTTCTGTATTACCTTGAACGGCATCACTAATTCCTTTTGCCTGTTTGCCCAAAGCTTGAAGTGTTTCTGCATTCATAACACTTGATTGAAGTGGTGGTAACATAAGAACATTCAAGTTAAGGATTTCATTTTCAAAGTAAGCTGTATTTAGTATTGAGCTTTGTGAATGCCCCAGAGCAATTTGAGGTAACATCTTAGAATAGCCCAATTGAACTAATCCTTTATATTTGTCAGATAACTCTTTATAATTATTTTGAGTTGTTTCTAACATATATAATTTAAATCTGTATTTTTTAGGTTTTTTATTTTTATTTCTAACAATTCTATCAAAGAAAGTATTAAATTGTAATAATAGCGTTCTCACTGCCGCTTCGTCGATTAAAATAGATTTTTCAGTAGATAAATTTCCATCAGTATCAAATAAGTTTTCTGTAATACCCATTGTACGATATACAGCATCTACTGCATTATCTACTGCATCGTCAGACGCTTCTGAAGCCTCTGATAAATCAATATCTTCTACTTCAGCAAAAGTTGTAATAACATCAATTCCAAAAGTGTTACGTAACATAGCTACCGCATTGGCGTGAATATCTTTTGCTTCATCAACGTCAAATACTAAATCACTATTTTTATCTAATGGTAATTTTTGTACAATAATTTTCTTTAATTGTTGCGCTTGGCGTTGTCTATCTAAGGCCTCTGCGTTATCTAAGTCTAAAATTGCTGGTACTGAGTTAATAAACAAAGGAATATCACCATTATTAAATGAAAATTTAATTGATAGTCCTGGGTCTAATAAATACCACCCTGTAGCTCGACAAGTATGATGATGGTGATGACCACCCCAACAACCAGTCGGAAATTCAATGTCATCAACCAATTCTCCACGTTTATAAGCCGCATAACCAATTTGGAATTCTTTTGGTCATAGCTTTAAGACTTTTTGGCGATAAGCGGTATTTGGGAATTGCTCATCAAAATAAGCCATGTTAAATTCAATTGCTGGTAAACCGCCAACACTATAACGATGTCTACAATATCTTAATGGTAAGTCTTGTAAAGCAAAGCTGTTTTCTAATTCTACAATATATCCATAATAAGCACCATTTTTAATTACTTTTAAAGCAATATCGGCACATAATTTTTGGATATGAGAATCATCTAAATAATTTAATAATTTAGAAAAATCATCTAAAATTTTATCTTCTTTGATATTTTCATCAAAAATTTCTGGAACCACATACCAATCATATCTATACATGGTAGCAAAATAATTACAAACCTTTTGATAAATACCACTCATATTATAATAATAATTAGAGATATTTCGCAACATTTCTAAATCTTTTTCATGTAGGGCGCGAGCTAACACTGTTTTATTTGTATACATTTTATCTGCGGCCCAAAAGTTTCCAGGTCTGAAATTATCTATATCTAAAGTGGCATCTTCTAAATATTTTTTGCCAACTTTAATTCTTCCATATAGGTCAAAACCTTTGGCATGAATGGATTCTTGTCTATTTTTTTCGTCAGCCATTTTAATATCCCGCCCTCTCTAATATATAATCATAACTTATTAGATTTTCCTCTGTATAGGGAATTTCTATTAAAGTAATGTTATTTAGTGCGCAAAATCTACGCTTTTTATTATCATTGTATTGTTGTTGATATAAACCACGTTTTCCACCAAATTTTGATACTGGCTCATAATGTTGACGTCCTTGATATTCGATTATATAATCAATATTGCCATCATCATCAAAAATTACAAAATCAAAACGTAATGGTTTCCCATTGTCTGCGCGCAATTCAGGGAAAATATATTCTTCTTGAAAATTAACATTATATTCATTGAGGATTTCCTCTATCATAATTTCTGCTCTTGAACTTCTCATAGTGAAACCTCCTAATTAAAATTTGTTACATATTTAAAATGATATTTTTTATCATTTTTGCGACATGAGCTACTAACCCCTTTTATTCCATCACTTTTACAGCTCTTAATAATACTATTAGCTGATATATGAGTATTTTCTGCCGCAATTTTTATTGATGGATAAATTTCTTGCGTTTCTATATTTAAAACCTGTTTGTTGTTTCAAGCCCCAACACGATTAGTAATTTTTACATTCTCCTTTGGAAAATTATATTCATATCAATGTAATTTTTGTCCTGTTTCAGGATGCTTACCAGCAGTGTGGCGTTTTCCATTTAGACAAGCTCTTATATTAGAACCTCCATTTGGACCCAAACCAGCTCAAATTGCTGCGTCTGTTAAAGTATTAAATATTTGTTCTGTTTCATAACACACAACTTTAATTCCAATAACTTTAGCTAAATTTTCTATTCGAATATTGCCTTGTTTTCCACTACAACAAATATTATAGCCATGCTTTTTATCATTAGATTTTCAAGCTAAAATTCAATATTCTTCACGCTCATTGGCCTGTTCCTTTGTAAGATTTTTTTCTAAAATAATATGGTCAAAGTTATCTCATCCATATTTTAATATTGCGTTATAAAAATAAGGTTGTTCTTTATATCCCTGACCTTGCGTTTTTCAGCGTCTTATAACTGGTAATTTAGTTTGACCAATATAAATTTTTCCATTAATTTTATTACGATGCATATAAATAGTGTAATTACTTGTTATGTCCATCTCTTTTCCTCCTTTAATATTCCTTTCAATATATATTAAAACAAGGTAAAAAGATTAAACGCTTTTGACTCAAACTAATTGAAAAAACGTCATTCTTTAGCATTAAATCGTTTTTTACGTTTTTTATTTTCTTCTTCTGTTTTTATATAATACAATCCATATTCTAAACTTGAAAATTTATCCTTACGAATAGATTTATTAGCTTTTTTAAGAATAATATTAATACCTTCTGTTTCTTCACGAAGATTTAACATTTCTTCCTTAAGTATGGAAGTTAAAGTATATGGTTTTAAATAACTTGCCCTCTGCTCAGGTGTCATTGACTTTCCAACCTTTAAATTCATTAAACTTCTTTGGGCTGTTCGCTCATCTTCTAAAAGTTTTAATTTTCCAGAAGTCAATTGGACTTGGGCATTCATGTGTGCTTCAGTATTTAGTGGAGCATTAGCTTTAACTACATAAACGGCATCTCTAACTGTATCATTTCCATAGAATTTTTTATAAAAACCTTCTTCGTCATTAAATACTCCAAATGCGGGATATTTTTCTCCAGTTTCTTCAATATACTGTGGTTTAACTAAATAATCAATCATACCAATACCGGCACCGTTACCATCAATCACTAGTCTCTTAGCATTATATTTGAAGAATAACTGTTTTAGTTTTATACATTGTTCTTCAAAGTGCATATTTTCCCAAGAATCAATGTATACTAAATTTTTTTGAGCTGGTCCAGTACTTTGTGGAATAACTTTAAATACCATAATGGCACTTAAATCTCCTTTACGCCCAATATCGGCACTTACTACATAAAAAGTTCCTCCAGTTACTCTAGTAGGTTCAAATTCTGCCTTTTTAAGCACTCTATTGCGGTCAAAGGCTTCTCCATCAAAGAAAGCACCATCGGCTGTTCCGGCCCATACTGATTCATATTCACGTTTAAACGCAATTTCATTGAATGTACCATCTCGTTGCATGTCTCTAATAAAGTCGGCATTTTGCAATCCCGCCAATACTGGAGTTCTATAGGTTCCGCCCATAATGAAAGCCTTTTCAGGTTCAGTAACCATCCAAACTAAAAATTGAATAAGTTTATTGTAACTAAAAGTACCTTTGTACCCAGCGGTTGTTATATAAAGTTGCGATTTGTTTAACGTCTCAGTAGGCTGTACAGTTCCATCCATACATCTTCTATCAACGTTCATCATTGGTAAAATAACTTGAGATAAAATGTCACCATCAACCCCAACGCACTCTTCTATTAATCCGCCATGACGACGTTGCCCACGAGAACGCTCGCTTGCCGCCACGTTATCAAAATAAGAACCATTGTTGAAAATATAGCGCACATAGTCTTTACCTTCTCTTGTCTTTCCAGGTCTGCGGTCAATTTCCCTATTTAATGCTGGCACCAAAGTGCATAATTCTTGCACCTTCTCGCGCACAATACTTGCAGATTGCTCTTTACCACCAGAAGTAACAAATAGTTTGCTTCGAGGATATAAAATACATTTTATCATTAATGTCAATACTGATAAAAATGATTTACCATAAGCACGAGGGAAAACCGCATAAACATACTTATAGCGCATCGCTATACGTAAAAATATGCGTTGATAAGCATAGAATTTTAATTCTTTTTTAACAGTGGGGTCGCCACCATCTTGTAAAAAGTCTATAAATATATCTGGATATTCTCGCCAGAAGGCAATGTATTGACGAAGTTGGGGCTTGATGGCGTTAATACGCTCTTCTGAAAGCCCCACTTTCTTTCCTGTAAATCCTTCGCCCAAAGCAGCGTCCAAAGTTGGACTACTATAATTTTCTTGTGGCGCCAATAATTTATCTAAAACTTCACTCATTATGAATTCTCCCATTCATAAAAGTCTTCAAAATCGTCATCAGTTAACTCGTCTTCTTTGTCTTCTGATGTAGAAGCCGCAAATAATTGAGCTTCTAATTCAGCCAACATAGCCTCATCTTCATCATCATCAATTGTAGAAATTTTAGCCGCACGCTCATTATCTTCTTCAATTTGTTTAATGGCGGTTTCGAACATATCACTTAGGTTAGTTTCTTCTAGGATTAAGGAACGAGTATATCCTTGTAAATCTTGTAAAATGCGGTCAATCTTATCTTTTGGTTCATCTACATAATAGCGAGGAATAAACCCATCAGTTTCACATATTTGTACTAATTCACTAATCGAGTCCACATATTCACCTTTATCAGTTTTATTTTGAACGGCAGTGAAGTTGCCGCTTTTCATTAATCCGTCATAAGCCTTTGAAGTCTTTTGGAATCCATCAATATCGCCAATATCAATAAGTTGATTGGCTTTTAATGAGGATTTACATACTAGTTCTAAAATGTTCTTATGACCTGCGGTTTGAATATCATAAGACCCCATCATTTCATTATATAGGCGTTCTAATTTAATTCATTCTTCTTCCCGATAAGTAGACCCCCATTTTAAACGCAAATAGCGTTTATCTTCTTCTGTAAGCCCAAAATCTTCTTGGGCCACATTACGATTAAAATAACTTTGTTGAGTAATCTCAGAATCAAAATCATCTTCGGCTTCTGGTCTAGGAGGAATTGGCATTTTTCCTTCTTGAATAGCTTTTTCTATTTCTGCAGTTTCATAACCTTGGCGAGCCATAGTTTCGCGCACTAATGCATCTGCTTTTTCTTGAAGGAACTCAGTGTCTTTTCAACGATATTTTGCATATTGTTGTATATGCATTTTAGAAATATATCTACCTATAATTGTCATACCGGTAATTTTTTTATCTCTATATTTCGATAAAATTTTATATCATTCATCTGGTATGTATGGTACATCTATTTCTTGAAGAATAGGTTTATATGTATCTGGATTTCAATTATCTACGTGCATTGTAAGACATTTCTTACACATGTGCAAATAACCATCATTATCTCCATATTTTTCCATATTTTTGGATTTATAAAAATTGTCGGCACTCATGGTTTGGTGGCATTTTTCACAAAAATATAATTTTTTTATTTCAGCCATATTACACCTCTTTTCTGTTTCGACACTCTTTACAAATACTATAATAATTATCTTTACTAGTACTATTTTTACTAAAATATTTGTTGTGGGCCAGTTTAATTTGGCCACATCTTGAGCATCGCTTCCATTTACCTCGCTCTATTTCGGTGTAATACCAATATAAATAATCATCTTCGGCCTGAGAAGCTATAATATCTGGTATTTTTTTGCGCCAAAGAGAAGAAATATATTCTAAACTGTGGGTTTGACCATGTTGGCGCATTAATTCTTCTTGTATTTCTATATTTTGTTTTTCTTCTATTTTACACTGTACTAAAGTTCTATAAATAGGATAAGGCGCAAGCGCTTTATCCATTAATTTATCAAATTCTTCCATTAAGCCCCAAAGGTCGCTATCAAATTTATTTTTTGAAGATGTGCGCAATAAGCTATAGTTACATAGAATGGCGCTACACACTTTTGGGTCCACTAAAGATACTCCGTGTGGTACACAGTAGCCATTTTCGTCAAAAGTCACGGAACCTTCTAATGGAGGTTTTGAAATATATTTGGGTTGTTGAGCAGCTTTTTGGCTACGTCCTATAACTGGTTGGCGAGCGGATTTAATTGCATATTGTTCTTTGCGAGCTTCGATAAGAGCTTTTTTAGCCACATATGCATCCTTTCCCTCAGCGGTGCGAAGAACATTTTGTCAATATTCAATTGATTCCGTTGCTTGGGCCAGTTCTGGAATCGAGGCGCGGTCTTCGTCTGTAATTTTAATTTTAGGGCGGAATATAATATTCTTTTCGTTAGAAAGAATATTATAGACTCCATCTTCACCATTTTCAAATTTGGCGGTTAGTCCTTCATAAGAAGTTTCACGTTTATTTACTGTAGCCATGCGGTTTTCAGTAAGAATTTTCTTTTCGTGGTGTTCTTCTTTATCCATGCATAGCACTAGATAATCTGCTAAGATTTCTAAATATTTTGGAGAAGGATTTGGATTTTCTTCTAAAATTTTATCAACGAGAGAGCGTCTCTCTTCGATTGTTTGTAAATTATAATCTAGTTTCATAATTATATTATAAAAGAAATGTTATTATATTTTCAACGGTGACGGGGAAAAATTGTCGTGCACGAGATTTTTGAGAAAATAGGGCGGGAGAGAGTACCAGGCAATAATCATATCGTGAAATATTTCACAACTTATCCCAAAACATACCCCCCGTTTTTATCTGAGAAAAAAATGCAAAGTACGGCAGAAGATTACCTGTGTATAAAAACGATGAGAACTTTGATGACCCCTACGTGCCCGCGTCGTTTTCTTGCGCAACGACGCGAGTTTGTGTATTTATACACTATCCAAAAAATCGCGACCAAAATCTATACACTTTATACACTAT